GGGACGGGCTGCGGGACGGGCTGCGGGACGGGCTGCGGTCTCTCCATAGCTTCGATCTCTGCTTTGGTGTATCCGGCCATAGCAAGGGCCGTTTTTTCACTGATTTTCAACTTTCGTCGCCTCCATCACAACATATGTGTCATGTGCCAAGCATTTAACTACTTGGTCTTTGTCTCCTTTGGTGACAGGGCCCACCGCGCAACACTGCCGCGTGTGGGCAACGTTTGCCCAATCGCTATAATAGAGGACATCCAAACGAGCGCACAAATCAGCCAGCAGGAACGCGCGCTCGTTTGTGAGGGACTGGGCAAAAATGATATAACACCCCATAAGTCAGCCCTCCTTCTTGATCTCGTCCAGAGCGAGCCGCATTTCGGTAATAGCCGCAGTATTCTCCTTAACCACGGTGTTACACTGATACCACATTAGCAAGAATGCGGCAATGGGGAACCCCACGTTAGAGATAGCCTGAATTACAGTATTGGCATCCATTTTATACACCTCCATTGCAGATACAATTAAATCCCCGGTTCTTGCGCTGGCTGACGCTTGCCCGCCCCTTCAGGGGGCTGCCTATGGGCACCGGGGATTATCTTTATTATATAGCGACGGCGTCAAAAAATCAAGGGCTGCAATACTCTCGGAAGAAAATCTCATCCGAGTACCGCTCAAACTCAATTTGCCGTTGCAGATAAGCGGGCCAGATGTACCCATATGCGGCCCTAAATCGCTTTCGCTCATATTCGCCAGTGCCATACATAGGCATCTCTCCCGACCTGTGCCGACACACATAGTACAGGGGTTTGCTCTTGTGCTCGTAGATGCAGCACCGCCCAAGTTGTACAAGCGGATAATATTCTCGCAGGGGCCGGGACACTACCAAACTCTTCTCTTCCGCGCTATACTGGTTTTCAATGGCTGATCTATAAAAGTCTGTGCCGCTCATAGACCTATAGAGGGCCGTTTTTGCTTTTTCCTTTGCGATGGGACTATCGACAAGGTCGACCAGCAAAACGCCCTTATCGGCCAACAGCTTAACGCGCTCTTTACGGCCGATCATCTTCTCTACTGTGTCGGTGATGTCCCACTGCATATAATAGGGGTTCGCCATGCCAACCGCGTTTGACATACACAGCAGCGTCAAGGGCTGTTGCCCTTGCAGTTCGCGGTTACGGTTGACCGTTTCATAAATGTTAGCAAGGCCCACGCCCTCCCCTCGCCTGTAATAGTCTGACTCTTCTTTCTGGTATTCGTCCAAAATGATTATATTGGTATGGGGACTTGAAAAACCACGGGTCCTGGCCAATGTGACGACACTTCCCACAACTCCGGCCATTTGGGCCGGTTTTATGGGGGACCCTGTATCAGTGTAGGCCCCTGCGTTGCCCACTTCATAGAGACCCGCTATTTTAGGTATTTTAAACGGGGCGTAATGTGTTTGTAAATCATCATTCAACGGAGACCATGGCCACATGCTGGGTGATGCGCATATAAGTTCCGCCTGCTGCGGTGTACGGCGCAAATATAGAAATTCCTCCCCGGTCTGGTGGACGTGCTTTAGCGCCCCGTAGGTCTTGCCGGTCCCGCGCCCGCCCCATATAAAAATAATAGATGCCCCGGTTGACAAAATGCCGTCCTTTTCGGAAAAGTTCGGCCATCCTTCATCGGTGTACAGTTTAATCATCAGACAACCTCCATGATCTTATACCCTAATATCTTTGCGTATTCGTCAGTAATACCCAACGTGTAGGTATTATCACAAATACACAGGTTTCTTGTTATGTGTACCGTATGCCCGTCAACCACAAAATCGGGCACAGTGGGCCGGTCATTATAAATAACCTGATTTCCTGCCGCTAAACAAAAAGTAAACCCAGGCTTAAACACTTCAAAACCACCCCACAGGGCCAGCTCTAAACCGCCTTTCCGCTTACTGACTCCTGCGATAGTGGTAGCGATCGGCCCACCTTTTTTATAGGTAGTCACATATTTTTTAGCGCCCCATGTCATAAACTCCGCATAGCTGCGCTCCTGCTCGTACACGCCCATATAATGAGGGTTGCCTTTTGGGTCAGTGGCACAAGCGCCATTGTCTTTTGCGAGCTGCTTTACGGCTTTGTTAAAGTCCGACAAATCAATATTGCCCATATATTTGACACTGTCGGTGTCGCAGTACACGCCATTCTTGCCCGCGGCCCACTGAGCTATTTTTAAGCGCTTACGAGTGTGAGCAGTAGTCCATACGCCCCATTGGTAGGGCATAAACAGATGGGGGCGGTGGTCATTATAACTGCCCTCTGGGTCGTCGGTACATTCGCTCCAGAGATTGTCGGGGTCGTCCTCGTCAAAAAGTGTATCCAGCTGCAAGGGGTCCTGTGCTGTCATACCGTAGTAGCTGTTGAGGTCGCCCTTTGACTTGACATAGTACAAATCTTGACCGGGAACCCCTTTAAGGGATGTTTTGCCGGTGTAGCTCTCTTTGACGCAATCCGTCAGGGGCTTTGGCAGTTTGCCATAATCGGACGTATACAGGTCCTGAACGTTAAGGGCGTCCCAATCATACTCTTTCGCAATGATTCTAAAATCTATATCGGTTATGGTGATCTCTAAATGTTCAGCAGACAACAGACGGCCATTGTCGTTAATGTATCCTTCACAGTGCCGAACTTTAGCAAGCGGTATATAGGGAAATCCCCACCACTTGAACCGCTGACGTAGGCCTTTTACTTGCAAGCGCATGAGGCACGCCTTGCCGTGTCTCATACATTGCATCAGCCGTTCAACAGTGGCCGGCTCCTGCCTAAATGGAGTCATAGGAAAATAACATTCACATTGCGCTGCTGGGTATGCGCTCGACATATCCACGGAACCGACGTTTTCCAGATGGAGCCCAACATAATACCGATTGGCGTGAGTGTCGCCGCCTCGGAATGCCTCACGCAGCATTTTATATAGTTCCCACGACGGCAGTAGACGCTTGACCCGTTTAATGCCCCATTTGTACATTGCTTCGCGGGCCATTCGTCGGACATAGCCGGTGCGCGTTAATGGTAACGTGTAGAGGTCGTCTCCGTCTCGCTTCATCTCAATTAACAAGCACTCCACAATGCACCGAACATCGTTGATGCAATACGCTAATTCTGTAGACGTTAAGGGAGTCCAGGGGTACCGCACTTTTGAATAATCAAGAGCGCCTGTTAATTTGGCATGAGGGGCTCCCAGCTGCTTGCCCCATGCATCAAGAGACAAGTTACTGTGTCGCATACTGCACCGGTATTCAATAGCGCGGTTGTCACATTTTAAGACCCTGCGGGGCTTGCTGGCAAAGACATCACCCGGCCTAAAATCCAGAACCCCCGACAGATATTGGAATTCGTGGGCCAAATTGTGAACGTACATACACAGATACCAGTCACCCTGAGGGCCGCTGTTGGCTTGCAAGTAGTCGCTGATCGCACCTGTAAAATTCAACCACTCATCCCACGTCCTGCCGATAATGGTGTTATCCAAACCTAGTTGACATTGCCATATATACATAATGGTGTGGGGGTTGTCGTCGGCGTCAATACATACTCGGCTAGTCTCAATATCAAATGCACAAGGCATATCCACATACAATCGTTTTTTGTTTGTTTTGCGCTTTTTGCCTTTAGTATGTTTTCTGTCCATATGCTCCATGAGCCAGGGAACCGGATTGTAATTACAAGCCTCCTCCAAAACCTCCGCGCAAGTCGGCAGAGCTGCTCCCCTCGCTATAGTCCCACTCTTCGCCATAATTGACCTCGCCTTGTTGCCACTTTACAAAATCGTCAATACTGACGTCGTAGCCACCTTTCTCGCGCCAGTACATGACCGGCTGATCCGATGGATAGTAATACACGCCCGACGCCTTTACGATCTCCCACCATTCAGATAGGGCCGTATATTGATCTTCAGGCACCTCGGCTATGTCAATGCCGCCGACTTTCATTTTTTGTTCAAATTCTGCACGCGCTCCGCCAACGGTGGAACCTTTGGAGCGCACAAAACGCGCTACATCTGCCAAAGCCTGCTCCAATGCTTTACGGTCTCCCCGCAGTGCCTTTAGGGTCGGGAAACCTCCCGCAAATTCCTTATAAACGTCGCTTGTGCCGCTTATGGGGTCCTTTGACAAACGCTTAATACGTTTCTGCGCAATGTCACGAAGTCGCGTGTATTCTTTGCGCATTTGATTATCTGGCCAAGACTCCAAGGCATATGGGGTGTACAGCTCCGCGCTGTATTTAAGGGTTGCACGTGCTTTAGCTGCGCCTACTGCCATGCTTCTTCTGCCCCTTTCTATTCATGATCTTATAATACCAGTCGATGGGTTCTGCTTCAATGCCAAGGCCGCTAAAAATGATTTTAGCCCATTCGGAACGGAAGAATTTGACATCTTTATTTGTGACTCCGCTATATACAAGGACAAATGCCAAATATATCAGGGGGTCGTCACATTTCAGCAAGGCTGCTCTATTATCTTTACTTTTCATGTGGCCTCCTATAATAAATAAGGCCGCCGCATGTGCGGCGGCCTTAGAGCAAATTAAACCAGATTCAAAGACAGAACTTGACCTTTTTTGGTACTGATAAGCACAGGTTTAATCTTCACCGGCTCCGTCCACGTGTCAGGAGTCCCCAACAGCGTAAACATACGCTTCAAAGACTGATACACGCCGACGGAGACACAGGCATACGACTGCCCGTCCTCGGTAATAAGGACGACACGCGGGGCAATCGTTTTGCCCTCCGGAACATCATCCTTACTGACCTCGACGCACTCCACAGAAACATGAACCAGCGACAGAACCTCGTTGACATGCTCCTTCAGCTTGTTGGCGGGGTTGCTCGTCGCGTTGTAGAATGCAACCGCGGCAGAACGGTCAGAAAGGTTCATATCAGTATACCCGACACCAGTGTTCATCACGTCGGACACCATCATAGCGCCATTGTTTTCGGACTTCATCGTTGCTTCAGACATAATACAAATCTCCTCTCAGTAGATGCCCTGTCTCATCAACACCGGGCGGGCGGTCCCGGTGGACGGCCTAAAGGCCGTTTCGACTAATGTTGAAAAATTTGTGCATATTGCCGGTACATCTTCTCGGCCCCGTCTCGTACATGCGTGGCCCCCTCATACATGAGGCCCGCCGCTATACTATTGCCTTTAACGCCCTCGAGGGCCTCAACTTGTTCATTACAATGAACAAGCGCCTGCCTGTAACCAGACAACCACGCGCGGTCCTTGTCTTCTCTAGAAGCGGCCTGGGGGTCCTCATACTCGCAACACGACAGCGAACCGTCGGAGTGTATCTCAATGATGAATTTACGCATTTCCATTTGTGTGAGCCTCTTCCTGTAAAATGTTCAGAATCTTTACAAGACTGACAAGCACCTTAATACTATCGACAATATCATCAGCTGTTAAGTCAATAAGGTTTTTGCCATCAAAAGTGATGTTACCATTGGTCAAAGTAATTTTAATCACGATTTCTTTATTCATTGGTGGGCCTCCCTTCGTCTTAATGGATTATATATAGTATACCACAGACTATATTGTATATGTTGCTTTATACATTG